ATGAGAAGCAATTTGCCTAAAATCGTGTCCGCTAAATATGTAGTAGTTCACTTGTATTAGCAGTATTCTGATTTACGCTTGTAGCCGCACCCGTAGGTAAAGGCAAACTAGCCGCACTCATAGGAATAGGATTACCAACATCGTTTGAAATTTCAATCGAAGCATTATCCACACTCACAGTAAGCGATTGCACATCCACAGGCAAGCGTCCACTGACAAGCGTTGGAAGCTTTCCAAGAAGTCTTTTCAGAAGGGCAACAATACTAAAAGTCCCTGAGTCAGAAGTTGCGGATGCATCCGATCTAGAACCAATCGCAGTAGAAATACTAGAATTAGAAGACTCACTCGAAACTTGAATTCCATCATCATATTGAATAGCAAGTTTATCTGTATCATTCATTCCTGTAGTTGATCCAGTGAATGTAATCACATTTCCAGCGATAGTTGTGATTGTATTATTATTCGTCAGCAAATAGATAAATGTATTTGTGCTAAGATTTTTAATATAGCGAATGCGTTCTAATTTAACCTCTGCTAAATCAGTAAGAGTGATCGTTTTAGCACTCACATTGAATTGATAATTAGTAATTAGTTGATTCATTTAACCCTCTTTGATATAGATTGCTATACCTGGTAATAAAATACTTCTTGCCACAGATAAAATTTCAGCCACATTCGAAGCAGTGTAGCTAACGGTAAATAGACTCACGGTATCTATATCCTCTTCAAATATAGAATAGTCCAAAAAAGAATTGTCTGTTTGTCCTCTTAAGATCGTAATGAGAATTGAAGCAGGTCTTATAAAGCAAGGTTCCATACAATCAGAACCGTCAAGCACACCCGAGCCATCTAACCTAAAAATAATCTTAGGACGCAAGATGCTTGGGTCTAGATTCTGTAAACCATCCATGAATCCATTTCCATCTAAAATCCGAGTTTCATATTCTCTCGGATAACAAAGCTCGGTAATCGTAAACAAAGGACAAACCTTTGCAATAGCAGTATACAGAGCAGGTAAACTAGCTGTATCAATTTCTGTATTTTGAAAATTCAAAAGAGCATTTCGATAGTCGTTATCCGATCTACCTTCTCTCTCTATTCCCAAAATCAAAGCAAACTTATCTAGATTGATTCCACTGAGATTATTCAGGTCATAAATAGGAAGTAGCGCATCTTCAATCGAATTCGCTTGCTCTGCATATAACTTCCAAAGCTTCGCATTATTAGAGCTAGATTCTTTTGTGTAAATCGAAGATGGAAGTTTTTCTAGTAATGTATTGTGGTTCATACACCCACCGACGTAGGGAACGCATATATGCGTTCCTTACAATTAGGACACAGTCTATCTTTTACTAGCCCCCTTTTGTAAAGGGGGATCAAGGGGGATTGCATAACGGTCATGTTACCTCCACAACAACATTCGCAGTGATAAGCTTTGCACGCATACCAGATGGCGGTGTAATGACATTATTCACAGCATTGTAAAGAGTAGTTCCAAGACTGATATTAAGATTATCAATTCCAACAAAGTCAGCAACTAACGGATAGATATTGAAGACAGAAACTTTCTTACCAACTCCTAAGCCTTTGTATTCATTTACGAAATCATTTCCATTTTCTGTATAAGAATCAATACCACCAACGTATTGAATGATTTCAGTTTTAATCTTACGAAGATTCGAGTTTTGCCATTGAGCATTTGCAAGAATGGAAAGCTTCACAACGATATCATAATCCCCTGGACGTGAGAAATAAATCGAATCATAACCACCATTGTTATTCGATACAAGTTCTAAAATAGACCCAACCAACTGAATTCCAGCAGGTTTAAATTTACGAATGAGAGAAGCAATGTAAGGACTAGAACCACCATCAATCACAAACTGCATAGAATGTGGAGGCATAGAATTGACTTCAATGTTCGATTGATTCTCTACGATCTCACAAGAAATAACGTTCGGATCATTCTTGATTTGACGCTTGATGTAATCAATAAGACCAACGTTCTTACGAAAGACATTGATGTTATCAATGGCACGCGCTCTAAAGTCAGCATCCGATTCAAGAGAAGCCCCACCAGTCGAAGCAAACAGATTTCCAACAGAATCAATGCCAGCCTGTGGAGTAGCAAACTCTGTTAATTGACCAATACCAACACGACTAGAAACGCCATACTCCAATGCCTCAGCAGTCACAGAAGTAATTCCACTTATAATCTTTGATTCAATAGTTTGAAACTGAATCCCGCTCGTTGTCTGGACAATAAACCCATTCGGTATAATCGTTCCATCAGTGCCAGTAAAACTCAATTCAATCTGTTCTTTCTGTGGAGGCTTTCGAGTAACGCCAGCAAACCGAGCAATCCGATCTAGATCAACGCCTTCAGCAGTATCTAAAAACCCAGCATAATAAATCGCCTCAAATGCTTCCCATTGCAAAGCGATAGACTCAGCAACTAAGGCAATAAAAATTCCAAGGGGAGAATAAGGAGTAAGATCTACATCATGACTAAACAACTCAGGCGACTTAGCAAGAGTCTCTATCTCAAGGATAATATCCTCTCTCGACTTACCTGAAAATCCTTGTGGAGTAATCCCAGCCAATTAAATCACCTCAGAATATTTAGCTGAATAAGGATAATTAACTACCAAATCATAATCATTCAGTAGTAACACTTCTTGTTTTAGTTGATAGCATTTTTGTAAGAGTGCGATTTTTCGAGTTGCAGCATCACCAAGGACTTTCTTTATTTGAGTATTCGTATGAAGGACAAAATCTTTTTTACCATCTGATTTACGTGTGCATTTATACTGAACAGATCCTCCAACAGCAACTGCACCGATTAAATTAGTTTGGTCTGTCTCTTCTGAATCATAAATATAAATATCACCCAATGCACTGGATTCAAAACCAGAGATAATAGCAGCATAACAAGTCTTATTGATTTGCTCACAAATGGAATCTTTTATTTTATCTAAATTAAGTTCTCCACTTTGCACTTTTTCTTTTTCTGTTTTATCTCGTAAGCTTCCTTTTTCAAAAACTTTTCCAGTAGGTGGGAAACTTTCACATGCAATAAAGGATTTTTTTTGATTCGGATTTTCACGATTGAACATTTCCATTTTACCAAGGGCTTCCAATTCGCTTCCCAATTCCTCAAATCCATTTGTGTCATATAAAATATATTTCATTTACTCTCCTTGAAAGCGTGGTTACTAAACCGCGCCTCTCAATACTCCATAGATAGAATTGACTTCATAATTAATAATTGCAGTTCTGAGCGGCTTATTGTAAGTTTGCGCTTTCTCTAAAGAATCAATAATAATTACATCAATCGAATTAATAGACACTATGTTTTCCTCTCTCAAAAACTCTTTTCTTACTAGATTCTGAATTGTGCTTGCATTTGTTTTCTCTAAAACACTAAACCAATCAATTCCAGCAGTTGTATCTAAAAACCATTCTCCTAAAAATAAAGAGAGTCTGTTTTTGATTCTTTGTTTTAGTGCAAGGTCATTTGTAATTTTAGATAATTGGATGTCTTTGTCAACTATCGCTAGAGTCAGCATAATTAGTAGATAGTGATTAGTTATTTATGATTAGTCAAACGAAAACGTTGAGATACTAGGCTGATCTTCTAATTTAGTCACGACATTTAATTTTCCCCTCTTTGCAAAGAGGGGTGTCTTTGTTGAAGTAATGCAATATCGTTAGATTGGGGAGATTTATTCTATTTCGCCACCAGATATATTTTGTGAACTAACAGGCAACCCCAAATTACCCGTTCCACTGCTTTGTAAAGTTCCAACTTTAATCTTACCAGTCTTCACGTAATCATCTAGGATTGTAGCAAGCTTAACTGCTTTAGTAGCCGCAGTAGCCGCAGGATCTAGATCAGAAAAAAAGACCGTTAGGTCAGCAATTAGTTTAGATTTATTTAATGCCATTATAACCCAACCCCACTCGGACCCGTAGGCGTAGGATGAATATGTTTACTAGCCTTCACAGGTTTAGATTTTTTCATCCAAGTAATATCCTTATCCACTTCGACGTCACCCGTTACCGCAACATCACCATCTAGGATAATCTTTTTAGATTTAATCTTAACTTCATCTTTTTTGAGATTGAAAAAGTCACCGTTCTCATGACAGATAACAAGCCCTTCTTTTTTAAGAGAAGGCGAAATCTTAATAGGACGTTTCTCATGACCTCCGATGACAGTGCAATTCGAAAGATTAAAACGAAGAGGAGAAGCATTTTCCGAAATGCCTTTCAATTGATTTTGGACAGGATATATATTGCCTTTGAGTTCTACAATATCCCCTTTTTGATAATCAGGAATAATCATAGTCTTGTTCGAATACCAAGTATTAACCGGACAAAAAATAACAGGGAGTTCTATAAACTCATCCTTGTTTTTAACTTTGACAAGTGGTTTGACTTTAGCTTCCATCTTATCCTTATCAAAGCTTTCAATAAGACCAAGGAAGCCAATAAAGATTTTACTGAGTTCAAAATCAAATTTATCATTTAGGAGATCTGCATCAATCATACTTTCCTCGCTTCAAACTCAGTATAGTAATTTTGAATTCTACTCCCGCCAACATGCTTACCCTTAACCACTTTATAGTCAAACGCAGAATCTTCACCCGTTTCTGGATTCCGAAAAGCTACTCGTAACACTTCACCTTGTTGAATCTTAGGATTGAGAAGACTCTTAGCATTCAGATTTACACCTTTGAATTCAGGTCTCCCGATGAGTCCAGATGTGCGATCCAGTAAAACCATTTGACTAGCACGTCCTTTTTTTTCGTCAAGAGACTCGATATAGAATTTACCAAAGACAGAATAATAAACCGTATTCGTTTTTTTGCAGAGCAAGTCCAAAATTCTAGAGAGATTATCACTGAAAGAAATTTGTGATATAACAGAATTATCTTTCATGTTGATAGAATAAGAATTGATACCAAGCTCTTTGAAAATAGATTCAATGATTTGATTAGCGGTTTGATTCGTAAACGTTTTCGTAATAACAGTGTTGAAAGTTTTAGAAATAGAATTGATAGATTTGATTTCTAAAATAGAATCAGTATCGCTAACTTTATATTCATAACTTGCAATGTCCCCAGAGGCTAACAAAGCTATGTCATTTCCATAACCAGCAGAAAGATAAATCTTTGGAAATTGTTTTGACTTGCCTTTGATTTGAGGCTTACAAAGATCAACTGTAGTTTTTAAAACGTTATAAAGTTTAACAGTAAACGCTGCCGCCTTAAGACCCATAGCAACGTCAAACTCTATAGAAAAACAATCTAAATAAGAACCATGAACATAGGAATAGACTTTAGCCTCACCTTCTACAGGTTCAATCTTAACCTCAATATGTCTTGCATAGAGGATAACGTCATCAGTGCTCATGATTAATTAATACCCGGAAACGCCTGCACAAATCTAATTTTTAAATCTTCAAATGCTTCTACAAATTGGATTGTAAAGTCTTCCCCAGCTTGGACAAATGTCCATTCACCACAGGATGCAAGGGAGGAAGCATAGCTTAGATTTAAAACTTTAATATCCTCAAAAGCTTGAACGGCTCTAACTTTCACATCACCGAATGCTTGCACAATCCGAACTTTACCACTCAGCTTTTTTCCATTAAACTTACAATCGTTCGAAATCGGATTAGAGGAAATTCCAACTGTAACAACCAAAACTAAAATCAATAATATCTTTTTCATTGTCCATCCTCAAAATAAAGAAATACTTTGCTACCGAGCGTTTCCTTATTTACTTTTAGACTCTCAAAACCTTCTTTGTATAAGTCAACCTCAGCCATTGGAACCACAGCAAAGGGAATAGTATGATTTCCAAATAGCATATTAATTCCATAAGTTAACTTTGTAGAAAAAACAATTTCCCCATCTAATGAAATAGAAACAGAAATAAAATCGAATCTAGCATTGTAGGTAAATGCAAAAGTGTAATCTACATTGCCAATAGTATAAGTCCTTTGAATCGGAATTTCAGACGGATTGATTTCAATTATTCTTAACATTAAAGTGTTTTCCTTATACCTGACTCTGTGTTATTTACCAAAGTTTGTTTTCCCCAAACCCTTTACAACAGTCTTAGCAGGGTTTGTCTGTGCGACAGGCGTTTGTCCTTTGCTACCAACTTTCACTTGAGCACTGGACTTTTGAACAGTTCGATTAACGCTTTGAGCCGTAGCAAATTGAATACGAGTCAAATCAATTGTTACCTCGATATCTTCCCCTAATTCAGATTTACGTGTAATAGAAATGTTTCCAAGAACTAAATTTTGAATTAGATCCGTATCTATTCCAACATAATGAGGTTCTTCTAATTCAGAAGAAAACGCCGAACCCCAACCCCGATTGAGAGTTTGAATAACCTTGGTTAATATACCGCCACCCGTTGTGTATCCTTCTAGTTTAACAAGTGCACCTAGACTTTGCCAAGCGAGAAGAATTTTCAGTTTATCTTTTGCAGTCTTACTGCCAAGGTTACTGCTAATTATACAAGTGATCTTAACATTAGGGTTTGCAGTGACAACATGATCAACAATCGAATTAAGAGTAGTATTGTCTTTATCCTTCTCGATTGGATGAGAAGACACAGTGACGTTATGAGTTGTTGACAGACTAGAAACCAAATCAATATCAATTGTAGTTTCACTGCCTTGATAGATTCCTGTAAGTCCAACTGTCTCACGTCCAGCAAAGACGCTTTTAGCTTTTCCAATAATGCTACTCATTATACTGCCATTCCTAATTTAAGTTTAATTAGATTTCGATTTGCATCTATTACATCTTGTAACTTATCAAATAGATTTACAGATACGTCTTTCGCATCACTAGCAATGATATTCGCATTGATAGAAATATTCACACTACCACCGCCACTAGACGCACTCTGATACTGATTCAATTTGTCGTTAGGAATAATACTACCAGGTCTGTCAAAGGTTCGAAGCTCCGGTCCCTTCTCGCCTACAATATAAGGAGTATTCGGTTCTATTGGACCACCCATAGCGCGTGCTTGGATGTGTGCAATCATATTTAGATTCAAAGGTTCTATTCCGACGGCACTAGCCACAGAACTAGAAGTAAACTGGTTTAATTTTTCTAAAACCCAATTGATAGAATCAATCATCGCATTCAAGGCACCCGTTGGAATCATATCCAAGAGAACATTCTTAGCCGATTCCATTATCCCTGCAACTGCCGATCCCAAAGAATTTTTCATGTCTATAAATTTATCAATAAACACTTTCCCGATATCGGTTCCACGAATTAGATTCACTATCCAATCAAACACCATAGCAATTTCATTTCTGAAAAGATAAAGGCCCGCAAGAGGAAAAAGATACGTTAGTAGAACCTTACCAGCAAGGATAGCTCCTTTTTTTACATAGCCAACAATGACATCCCATTTACTCGCAATGAAAGCGAAAGCAACCGCAATACCGCCAACGATGATAGCAGGCAATAAAATGACAGAGGCGGCAAGCAAAGCAAAACCTTTCACGAGTTTCCAAATAAATTGTCCAGCGTCCGAGTTTGCAAACTCTTTCATCTTTTCCCAAGCTTCCCCCATAAAGACTTTAAATTGTTTAAACCCATCGGATAACGCTTGCAAATCGGATTCAGAAAGACCAAGCCAACGAAGTAGATCAGCAAAGTAAGTTTCACTCGCACTAGGACCATGCTCAAAGAAAATAAAGATATCCTCCAATACAACATAGACCGCAGTAAGAGCCGCTCCTATAGCAAGAGCAGTCGCAATAATTTCTCCAAACGCCAAAGCCTTCGCAACCGCAACCGCATTCAGGGAAGTAACCCAAGACCATGTAGCAGAAACTAAACCTACACCGATAGTAGCACCAAGCAACGCAAGAGCAAAATTAGTTCTAGATGCTCCTCTCTCCGAATCCGAAAAGAAATTCAAAACAGGACTCGCAAGTGCAAGGAGAGGAGTTAACGCTGATTTAATGAAGTCACCACTTGTCTGTAAAATCTTAGACATAGCCGCGTTAGCTTTAATCACTTGTCCTTGATAGCCTGCCATCTGAGCGTTATACGCTTCCAAATACTGTCCAGCTTCCTTAGTATGCATGGCATGAATTGTTTCGAGGACAGCTGCCCGCTTGGTAGTATTATTCAAATCATCCATCGTAAGACCTTTCTTTTTCAAGGTCACAGAAAGATTTTCAGAAATACCAGTGGAGTCTGTGAGCATCGCATTATTATTCTTAATACCCTCGGTATAAGTCTGAACGGCTTCCCCTATCGTCTTAAATTGCGCTTGTCTGTTGACGCTAGCCATATATGCATTTTTCTCAACAAGTTCAAGAGCTTGCGAAGCAGAGAACCCAGAGCCAAGTAAATTTTTGACAGACATTTGGATCGTAGACATATCCATAGAGCCGCCGAGTTTTTTAAAAAGTAACTCAACGCCCTTAGTCGTTTCGTCTACCGCACCTACACCCAAGGTATTTTTAACGACAGTCTTGAAACCAATCAGAGCATTCTCAGCGCGATTGGATTCATCAATTGCTTTATCCGCAAAATTATAAGCCGCCGCAGTAATGCCGAGCGCAGCAAGTCCCTTAAAAACATTTACAAAATTAGCAGTAGAGGCTTCCGCAGATTTAAGTTTAGAATTGAGTCTACCGACTTCGTTTTCAGTAAGACCAACAGCAAGAGCCGCTTTTTTAAATTGCTCTTCGAGTTGAAAATCCTTCTTAGTAGCATCAATCATCTTTTGCAGAGTAGCCTGCGAATGACCCGTTGCCTTAGAAAGTTCAGCCATAGCGGAAGCAGATTGATTTATTTTAGGAGGTAGATTATCAACTAACGGCTGAAATTTAGCTTTGAGCGCATCCACTTCTGAGTTTGTCTTCTTTAACTCAGAAGCAACATTCCCTTCAAAGTTTAGTCTGATTTTTAATTCTCTCAATACACTCATCTTTTCTTCCTTGAAAGCGCGAAAACGCTTTCGCGCCTATCTCTTCCGCTCAACCAACTCAGCTTTAATAATCTGATTTTCTAAATACTCTTCTCGATACTTCATCACCTCATCAATCACGATGAGGTCAAAAGGATCTGCTTGATTGATCGTAGTCTCAGATAACAACGCTAAGCCCGTAATAAAAGGTTTCCAATACCAAAACCTATTTTTTATTTCCTTTCGTGCTTGCGACTGGATTTGCGACAGGCTCGGAGGATTCTCCAAATTCGGAAATCTCATCGAGAATGTCCCCGCTAAGAAAGTTGGTTTGCAATTTCTGCCACACTCCAAACAGTCTAGGGTCAAGCTTATCAGGATCTGGCTTAGGAGATTTATTCACTCCATACTTAGCCGCGAGTTCTTCTTCAAACTCAGTAATTCCTTCTCCAACAGGACGAACGCATTCTTTAAAAAAGCTTTTCGTTTGAGCGCTAGAGTCAAATTCCAATTTGCCCCCATCGTGTCGAAGCATGGAGTCACGCCATCTTTCAACAGCCAGATTCCCCGGATGAGTCAAAGCCCAAAGCTGATTCTTCATCGGCTGACCTTCCTTCTCGAATTGAACATATACAACCGATCTACCTAACGACTCATTCACGTTAGCCCCTACAACTACCACATCAATTTTTTTTGCCATTGTTTGTCTCCTTACAATATTGTAAGGAACGCATACATGCGTTCCATACGGTAGGTATTCCCTACGGTATAAATACATCTACATAATCAGTCATGAGGATCTTATATGTAAAATCCCCAAAGCCCGATGTCCCAATATCAATTTTAGGTTTCTCTAAGATTCTACATTCACTTGCCGTTCCTTTGTATTTAGGCGCAGAGTTATTTTGAATCAAGATACCAAATTGAGTTTTCGCTTTTTTAAGAAGGTCTATTTCGACGATATGCGGAGCGGTAGGAATAAATTCAATCTGCAAGATATGAACCTGGTTAAAGTTCTCACTTACCAAAACCTCACCGCCCAGACCAACTTTGTAATTCACTTGATTGTTAGCGACAGGACTAATCGAGAGAAACGAATCTTTCAAGACAAGCCCTTCAGTAATATCAAGCGGAAAAGGCGTAAGAAGTTGAACACTAATCTTATCAAAATCAAACAGCCTTTTCTTATATCCACTATCCATAGACTATAACCAGATTTGCTCCGAATCAGTAGCCATGATCTTAAAGGTGTAATCCTTAAAACCATCTTTGCCATTGATGACAGTATCAGGCTCCTCTGAAATCACACATTGACTCGCGCTTAACTTCCAAGCAGGCTGACTGGATGAGTTAATCAAAATACCAAACTGCTCTTTCGTTTTGCGAAGACTCTGTAAGATGGAAACCGCGCTAGAAGTTGGAATGTAGGTCAGTTCAATTGTGCGATTGTTATCTACAATGGAATTAGCAGAATACGTTTCTCCCTTCGTGCCTTTGCGAATTTTTACTTCGTCCTTAGTTGCCTTTTGGACTTTGATAAAATCACCGTCAACCGTTAGCCCTGCGCTGATATCGATAGGCACACCATTTTGAATGATCGTTACGCTTAATGAATCTAAATCAAATACTTTGTTTGGCATATTATACTCCCATTACTCCATTGACTTGAATTGTGTTGATACCACCGCCAACAGTCGCAGTAAAGCTAATCGGAATTTTACGATTCGCGCGATCGTTGAAAGGAAGCTCTGCCCATACAGGCATTGTGAGTTTGTATTGAAAATCCCCTAAATCAGATTTAGCGGCTTCTGTAGCGTTAGAGATTCCCGCTACGACTCCTTGTCTGCCAGCCTCTCTAAAGACTTCTCTGATAGAAGCTTCTACCATATCCACTCCGCGTTGCTCTGCTGGAATTTTTTTGGAATTGATCTTGAGAGAGTATAACGCCTCAGCAAGACGAGCTTTGAGGTAATCTCTACCTTGGATCACATCAATGTATTGACCTGATGCAGTCTTACCTTCCCAGAAAACATCCACGCCACCCATCTCACGAATGAGATTGAAATTCTTTGCAAGAAGAGTCGATTGCTCAGACATAGTAACCTGAGAATTGTTTTGACCGCTCATTTGTTTCGAATCCCAAGTGATAGAACCAATAGGCTCAGCCGCACATCTTCCAACGATTGCCGCATCTGGAAAGTCACCCGCATTATTAGAAATGATAATGACTGTTCTATCTCCGGTAGATGTGATCGTTTGGTCGTTAGATGCGAAGACTCCAATCTTCTCAAGCGCATTGATATACGAATCTGCAATTGCAATATCCGCTTTAGCTCTCGAAGTAATCAAGAGATAATACCAAGCATCCTTTCCTTCATTGCGAAGCTCAGCAAGTTCTGTTTCCAAATTCGCAAAAGAAGAAATATAACAAACAGCAACTTTCTCTACTCGTGGACTTTGGCTAAACAACGCCTTTGCCATTTTGTATTCATCGTCTGTAGAGGAATAACCGAGAGTGAGAAGCTCATCTTGATCTGCAACTTCTACATACACATCTTGCTTTTCTTTCGTAACGGTAACAACTGCGTTATCTGCTACAGAACTTGCAAGAGCGGGTGTAAAAGTAATACTAGTTGTATTGTTCGAAGTCTTCGAAGTAGATACAACTGTGTGAACTGGACTACCAGTTTCCCCTGCGATAACAAATTCATCATTCGCCGCAATCGGATTTCCACTGTCGGCAAATCCATCCACAACTATTGTTGTGACTCCTAGAGGATATCCAGCTACATTGTTAATCGCCCCAACCGTATCTAAGTTGGAGGGCTGTTTCGTCCCTACGATAAGTGGCATACCAAATCCCTTTTGAGCAAGTGGTAATGTTTGCAGTGATATATTAATCACTATATTATTAATTTGACTCATCCTTTATTCTCCTATAAATTTCCCTCGCCTTTAAGGAGAGGGATTGTTACTACAAGCCTCACAACTCCTAAAAAATTCAGGGAGAGGTTACTTCAACAATGCCATCTATCGTTCCTTCGATATCAACAGCATCAATGACTCGCTCCAATTTACCAATTCCATGAACTAAAAAATCAAAGCCTACCTTATACTCATAAGTCGGATCTATATACGTTGTTCTGTCAGTAACGCCAGCGAGCATTTCCACATAGATATTGAGAGACTTCTTTAAATCGACAGACAACACATTCAAAAAGTCAAACGCCCGATCTGCTAACGTCCAAATAT